TAAATTTTAAAAGGTAAAACATGGAAAAAAGTAAATTACAATCATTTATTAATAGATATTACTTAGCAGGAAACTGCGAAGCGGTAACTGTTAAAGCAAATGGCGAATCTGTTAATTGTGAATTAATAGATGCAGATCAGACCGTAGTTGGCAAGATCAAATGGAAAGTTAGTCCGTTTATGAACGGAGAATTAGGTATTAACCACACAGGGGCATTAACTAAAATGTTATCCGCAGTTGGCGAAAATATCGATATTAACATTCAAGAAACTCAAGGCAAAAATTATGCAATGAAGATAAAGGAAGGTAGTACTACAATGACATTTATGTTAGCAGATACATCTGTTATACCGGCGGTACCAGCTATCAATGCAGAACCGGATTATAATGTTACAATAGATATCGATGATAATTTTATTAATAAATTTATTAAAGCAAAAAATGCATTGCCAGACGCAAAGAATTTCGCAGTACAAGTTCAAAACGGTAAAATTAAATTTATTATTAATTATACAACTATTAATTCGGATAATGTAACATTTGACTTGGAAGGTGGTACCGAAGCAATGGAACCAATATGTTTCTCTGCAGAGAAATTAAAAGAAGTATTAACTGCAAATAAAGGCGATAAAGGAACAATGCATATATCGGCGGGCGGACTAGCTAGAATAGACTTTACCGGACCAGACTTTGATTCAAATTATTGGTTAGTTCAATTACAAAATTAATTATGGAAGTACGGATAATAAATAAATCGGATAATGAACTTCCTAGCTATGAGACAGTAGGAAGTGCCGGGTGCGATGTTAGATCAGATCATGCTGCAACTATTAATCCTGGACATAAGATGTTAATTAAAACAGGATTATTTGTGGAAATCCCAATTGGATATGAAATACAAGTTCGACCTAGAAGTGGATTAGCATTTAAAAAAGGATTAACAGTATTAAATTCCCCTGGGACTATTGATGCAGATTATAGAGGAGAGATTGGCGTAATTTTAATTAATCATGGTACTGAACAGGTTTTCTTGGAACGTGGTGAACGAATAGGTCAATTAGTATTAAATAAAGTTGAACAAATAAAATGGGATTCTGTATTAGCGTTAAGCGATACTAATAGAGGTACCGGAGGATTTGGTTCGACAGGAAAACAATAAAATATGTTTGGAGTAACAGAAAATACACTTTGGGTAGAGGCCTTCCGGCCTAATACATTGGATGGGTACATTGGTAATGATCACATTATTGATAAAGTTAAAATTTTTATAGAAAATGGTGATGTTCCGCATTTATTATTTTATGGAAGTGCAGGTACCGGTAAGACTACATTAGCAAAGATTATTGCTAATAATGTTGAAGCCGATATAATGTATATAAACGCATCAGATGAAAATTCAGTTGATGCGGTACGAGATAAAATAAAAAGATATGCATCAACGGTAGGATTTAAACGATGGAAGATTGTTATATTAGATGAAGCGGATTATTTGACGCCTAATGCACAAGCTGCATTAAGAAATTTAATGGAAACATATAGTAAGACTACACGATTTATATTAACATGTAATTATGTTGAAAAAATAATAGATCCAATACAGTCTAGGTGTCAGACATTCGGTATAATGCCTCCGGGTAAAACTGATGTAGCTAAAAGACTAGTAACAGTACTCGAAGAAAAACAAATAGAATATGATATACAAGACATTGCGGCTATTATCAATTCATCGTATCCAGATATACGAAGAGCAATTAATAGTGCACAAAGTCATGTAGTCAAAGGAAAGTTAGTATTAGACAAAAATAGTGTAGTACAAGCTAATTATATGTCCGAACTATTAAATATATTACAAAATATTAAAGATAAAAAAGAATCGTTTAAACAATTACGACAAATTATTGCAGATAGTAAAGTTCGAGATTTTACACCACTATATACATTCTTATATGATAATTTAGATGAATTTGCTGTTGGTAACATAGCATCATGTATATTAATTATAGCAGAATCACAGTATACCGACGTCAGTGTTGTAGATAAAGAAATTAATGTAATGGCAATGTTTGTAAAACTAATGAATGAGTTATAATATGGAAAAAATGAATTTAAATATCAACCCAGATGATATGAAACCAATGACCTGTACCGAATGTGCAGGCATATATTTTAAACAAGTGATGTCTATTAATAAAGTATCCAAATTCCTAACGGGTGGAGATAAAGACACAATAATACCAATTCCTGTATTTAGGTGTGATGATTGTGGCTCTGTTCCAGAAGAATTTCAACCAATATCAAAATAAACAAGTATGGGCGCACCTTATTTAAAAGCACCAGTAGTAATAGTATTTAAAACTTCTAATAGAACAAATGCTAAAGTAAAGATGAAAGTATTTAAAAACAAAAATATTGACATTGTTAATGGAACTAAACTACCTGGAATTCCTGAAAAATCGGTTGTATTAGAATTATCTATAGGAGAAATGTTTATCGATAGATATAAAAAAAAATATAAATTATGATAAAGAAGCCTGCAACTATTTTCGATTTCATTAATGGGATGACACACGAAAAGAAAGAATGGTCTGACTATACAGATATAGATCAAAAAAAATTCTCTCCCTTTATAATAAATCGGTGGTTATCAATGCGAATGGATCTAATTGATATAATTAATGAGTTACAGAAATATACAATTGGTGTATTGACACCTAGGGATACATATCGACTTTATCATGGATTTTTACCTGCACAAAAATCATTTGCTAAGTACATTAAAGGGAAAAAAGAAGATAAGTACGAAAAAGAATTAGTTTCCCAAATTGCAGACCATTACCTAATAAGTAAAACTGAAGCTATTGATTATATAGAATTAATGACAAAGGATAGTTGTAGCTCTATATTATCATTATATGGTTATACGGAAAAAGAAATTAAAAAAATGTTAAAAGGAAAAACAGATGTCTAAACTAAATACAATAAACCAAAACGAGTTTTATCAATCAACAAATACAGAATCGATAAATACGCAATATCATTATGTTGGTAAATCTAGTTTATATAAATTTTCAGAAGAATGGAAATTGAATGCATATGAATTTGATATACTCAAACGAATCGTACGATGTAGACATAAAGGTCAGTTTGAAGAAGATTTAAAAAAAACTAAAGATTTAATAGATATTTACTTATCTGAACACTTGGATCAATCCGAATAATTTCTTATAATATAATAAATATAACATGGCAAATAACGTATATACAAATGTAAGTATAGAAGCTACCCCGAAAGTCATAAAAGAATTTACAGATAAAATTATTACATCGGAAGTTAAAAAAACCAATTGGTCGAACCAAGGTGATTTAATTGCTGATAATTTATATAATTTAGTTTATGATAATTATCCTAAAGAATATTCTAGAGACTGGAATTGTGAAAACATAGGCGCCAAATGGTGTTTTGTACACGATTGGGAAGTTGGCGATGATAATATCGAAATAACATTTGACTCCGCATGGAGTCCACCAGATTCTTTATTTCATCAATTGGCAGAATACTTTATGGAATTTGGTGACTTTGAAATGGAAGCTACAAGTGAAGATGAAGCATACCAAAATATATCAGGAGGATATGCAAATGAAAATGGATCTGAATTTTTAATCCAAGATACAGATATACCCGAATGGCCAGATCCAGATGATTTCGATTCAAACGAAACCCATGATGCGGCAATGGAAACCTTTTATTGTACAATCGATGATTTAAAAGAAAATCTTATTCACGAATCAAAACAAGATCTTATATTATACCCATGAAAGACGGATACATACACCCCATATACAAATTATCATTAAATGATATATCAAAGGCACCTGCGAAAATATCTTATTCTCAATGGTCAATGTTTGAAAAATGCCCAAATCAATGGAAACTTTCATATATTGATAAATTAGCTCCATTTACATATAGTATAGCAACATGCTTCGGTACAGCTTTTCATGAAACATTGCAAGAATATTTAACAGTGATGTATACACAATCTGTAAAAGCAGCAAATGAATTAGACCTTCATGATATGTTATTAACCTGCTTGAAAACTGAATATAACAAAGGCCTAGCAGCTAATAATGGTAAGCATTTTTCTAATCCAACTGAATTAGCAGAACACTTAGAAGACGGCATTCAAATTATAGAATGGTTTAAAAAGAGAAGATCACAATATTTCTCAACTAAA